AAAGTAGAAACACCAGTTACATTGAATTGAACTGCATTAACACTATTAGAAGTAAAAGTGGTTATACCTGTTGCTTGCAATCCACCTATGATACTAGTTTCTCCAGTAATCTTTGATCCAGCACTAACTACCAAACCATCAGTTACTGTAAGAAATCCACTAACTCTTCCTCCACCAAGAACTGTTAACCCAGCTACAGCATTGGTTGTCCCTATACCAACATTTCTTCCTACAGTGTGTATTCCTGTTGTATTTAAATTCCAATAAGAAGATATACCAGTTGTCTCAAGAGCAGTAACAGTAACTTGTCCAAAAGAAGTACTAATACTTATATTAGATCCAGCAGCAATTGCTGTTACAATTCCTGGAGCTAAATTAGTTCCATCTCCTGCTAAAGTATAAATTTCATCAAAATTTTCATTTATCTTTTCAGCACCAGCTAGAAGGGTATCACCCGTTCCATCATTGGGAGATGAGCCAGTACTAATACCTTGTTTAGCCATCTTGTCTTTACAATTTAGAGTTATTTAGTCGTATTCAGTATATCTCAAAGGATTGAACCTTTGTATATATGCTGAAGTGGATATCCCACCAGTTCCACCATCTCCATAGAAGTTGAATGATCTAGGTTCAGCTCTTACTCCTAATCCAACTTTACCAAAACTATATTCACCTAAGAAAGGTTGATGGTATATATTTCCACTATAGGTAACACCTATACCACTAGAATCAAAGGTTGTATTAGTTGAGTCAAATTTTATTAAAGATGAATCTAATGAGTCAGATGTAAATTTATCTATATTTACAAATACTCTTCTAACATAAGTTGTTGCTGCTCCTACAGTTGATAATCCAATAACAGTATTAGCAATACTCACAGTATTAGCATCAACTACTTGGTAAACATTATCAACAAATTGGGTACATATTCCTGTAGTAGTTATACCATTAGTATTAAACGACTTCAGTGAAGTATTGGCATTTCCAACATTGGAATTATTTACTATAAAGAAATCATTAACAGTTAAAGAGCTTAAAGTAACTGCGGTTCCTACTATAGTAGTATCCCTCAATGGAGAATTTAAAGGAATATGCACATCAAAAATCATTCTATTTCTACCACCAACAGTGGTTGTACCAAATCCAACTACTGTTCCAAAATCTCCAGAATAAGTGACAGAAGTAACCTTTTCAACAGCACTAGATGCTTGAGGAGCTCCTATAAGAACTACAGGAGGATTGGTGGTAGTGTAACCACTTCCAACTGAATCTATACTAATAGAGTCTACTATATCACTATCCATTAGAGCAGTAGCAGTTGCTCTTTGAGTAGATCCCAATCCAACAGGTTGTTCAATAGAAACATCAGCAGTGCCTGTATATCCCATACCAGAATTAGAAAGTACAAATGAACTAATAGTTCCAAATCCAGAAACTATTGCAGTGGCTGCTGCTCCTATTAAATCATCTTGAGATATGATCTGTATAGTTCCTTGACCATCATAATTTTCATAAGAATTGTCAAAGAAAGTTCTTACACTTTCTACATAAGCTATTGTAGAACTTGCTGATACTGGTGAAATTATATTACTAGTAGCATAAATTAAAGGTTCATAATGTGGTCTATCTTTATTAACTTCATTACCATCTATAACTTTATCAGTAAGTTGCCTTGACCATGTAATAGATCTTTCATAAGTTTCATCAGTATTAATACCAACACTATCATATGGATTAGTAGTAGCATTATCAGCTGCATTCACAGCAGTTACTATTCTAGGACCCTGATCAAATTCAAGATTCTCATCATACACTCTAAGTTCATCACCTTTTTTAACAGTTTCTAAAACATCAACAAGAGATGTATCAACTGAACCAGTTCCTTTATAGAATAAAATCTTAGAAGTATCTCCTGATTTTGGTGCTTCTTTAAATGTAAGATAACTACCACCTTTAAACTCATACCCAATCTGGGGAACCTGAAGGATATTATTAATAAACACTAAAAGTGTATATTCTACATCAATAGGAGATCCTACTTCAGTATTAATGGTTTGTTGATCATCATCAACTTTTAAAGCGAAAGTACGAGTTTGACCATCAAATAAAGAATCTAAAGGATCAAAGACTTGGAAATCACCAACAGTCCATGCAGCAAAAGTATCACTAACAGTTTCTGAAATAGTAAGTTCAAATTGTCTAGAAGGACTATAATCAAGAGTAGTTGGAATACCTACACTACCACCCACTCCTACTGTTAGAACTCCCGAATCACCATAACCATATCCTTCCTTAACTATTTGGAAATCAATAACACTAGAACCCTGCCCAACAACTATATTTGCAGTTGCTTCTGATCCCACTCCACTAGAAGATGAAGTATAGAACAATGGCATATTATCATAAGATAATGGTTCATCAATAACAACAGAAGGTGGGTTTGTTGTTGTATATCCAGTACCAGGATTAGTAATAGCAACACTTACAATATTACCACCACTAATAGCAGCAGTACCAATAAATTCAATAGCAGGGACTCCAGTACTTAATGTTTGAACTCCAACATTAACCACAGATTGCACTCCTGGTCTATAACCAGAACCACTATTACCAATACTAATAGAAGTAATAGTTCCCAACCCAGAAACAACAGCAGTACCACCAGCAGCCACTAAAGGTTGATATCCAAAACCTTCTGTAGATCCAACAGAAACAATAATGCCGCCCAAAGGAACATTTGCTGTATTTGGATCAGATGCAACAGAACTTGTAGAACCTGTAAACTGAACAGTAGTAACACCTACCGCATCTGTATCTTCGATAAGAGTATAATCTCCAGTGACAGTTACCTCATCTCCAGTTCTCTTAGGAGATTGGAATACTTGATTAACCAATACTATAGCATTACTAGTAGAGAAACCTGCTACATTGCTTCCATCTTGCTTAAGAGTAAACTCTGTAGTAAGACCTGTAAAATTAGCAGAAACATCATCAAATATGTAATTCTTAGAATAAGGTTCAACAGTAGTATCTTTAATTCCAGATCTCATGAAAGATCTTCCATTAAATGTAGAGTGTGTTGCAATACCAACCCAATCCCTTTCATCTGGCTCATTTGCAGAAGTTGAAAGAGGAACTAGTCCTGCAGGTGCAGCATAGAAATTAACAGTACTATCAACAATATTATAATTACCTTCAATCTTTGTAACCAAAGATCCAGCAGTATGTGCAGCTAAACCTGATCCCATCCAAGGTCTAGATACTAAAAGAATATTTGTATCTCCTACTCCAACTGAGTTTACCTTCATAATCTCATCATCTATCTTTAATAGATCTCCACCAGTAACAGAAGTAATACCAGAAATTTTTATCTTATCAGCAGCAGAATCTGCAGCTGCAGATAGAACTGTAGTTACTGATGTTGCAACTATAGGTTGTTGAATTACGTTATCAATACTAATAATACATCTTGAATTTTGTTTCTTAGAAGTAAATGAATGAGAAGTACCTACACCAACAGCAGTAATATCTAAATGTATAGGAACAGTCTTTAATGCATTTTCTGCAGTAGCTGCTAATTGTAATGTCTTATCATCTTTTTTAATAGCATATACTTTATCTGGAAGTTTATCTGTGCTTCCATATCCAGATATAGTTTGAGTACTGATACCAATAGCAGAAGTAGTTCCTGCTCCCAAATACCTATAAGTTAACTCTTCACCAGTTACAAAATAATGATTTGGAATTTTAACAGTATCTCTAAGAGCACTAACTACTGTAGATGCTCCTCCTACAAAATTCCTCTTAAATATTGGATTCTCTCTATGAGTAAGTTCAAAAGCTCTTGCTATATCAGCACCAGTACCACTATAAGTTCCTTCACCAGAATCAATAGTAGCATTTTCTAAATCAATTTGAACTTCTGTATTGTCATCATCCTTCACACTAATTGCATTTTGGTATACTTGGACTACAACATTTTTATTTGCTATTGGAGTAAATGTTATATTAGTATTAGTTCCATCCACTTCAGAATCAAATGTTCCAATTGGTGCAGATGTTTCTACATTTCCATACTCAGTAAGATATGATGTTGTACCATCATCTACTACAATCAACTCAGATACTGCATAATGACTATTGGTGGTGTTAGTAACAACTGCAACATAATAAGCAGCTGAATATGATTCATTATCATATGTTGCTACAGTAGTGGCAGATGGAGATCCACTTGAAGATATAGAAGTTCTTCTAGAATCAAATAATCCTGTTTGCAATGTAGTTGTACCAATTCCAGCAACAGCATTTGTTGCTACATTAACTGATAATGTATTGGCAGTATATGTGGTAGCAGTAGCTACATTAGGATGTAAATCAACACTAATACGAGATCCTGCAATATAAGCACTATAAGTACCAAGTCCAGGAGTTCCAGATCCACTACCCAAATTGTCTGATGTTAATTGTCCATATTCAGATAAATCAACTTCTGTTCCATTATGGACTATGTTTAATTCTTCATATTCAAAATAAGACTTATCACTAGATGCATATGAAACTAAAACCTTTGCTGCTCTATAAGTGGAAGCAAATGATACAATTGAATGAGATGTTGAAATTCCTGATGGTATGTCTGTGGTTCCACTTACAATTGAACATACTGAACCAAGAGCAGTAGAACCTATTCCAGATGCGCTATCTGAGATATTATATGCAATGGATGTGACGTCATAATTATTAACTTTAAATTTCTTAGGGAAGAATAATAATCTTCCATTTTCACCACTAATATCTAAATCAAAAGATCCCAATTCTGAGGTAAATTCTCCACCATCTGAATGAGTTGCTATAGTACCATATTGGTTTAAGAGCATATTACCCTTATTATTATGAATCAAAGAAACCAGCATAACCTGTCTTTCTTTAGTAAATCTTCTATCACGAACAAAAGTAAGATATTTTCTAGATCTTGTATTTTGAAGTTCAAAAGTATCAACAGCAGAAAACTTGTCTATTCTCTCAGTATTATTAAATGATGGACTCACATCATCAAAGTTCAATACTCTATTACCTATTGAAGAAGTAAAATCTTTAATTCTTCTAGATTCAAAGATTACCTGATCAGAAATTACTTTATTGTCTATTCTTAATGTTTTCTCTCTAACAAGGTCAAAATCAAATACAGTATTCATATCCATTATGGATATTAAATCTGTAATAATATCAAAATTACTTTCTGTCTGTACAGTGCTTATTCCCACACTAACTTCATCTCTTATAACCAAATCACTAAAATTTTTAAATCCTGCAGTGTGGTTTAAAGATGATACTGCATTTTCCCATTTCTCAAGTGGAACTTCAGATTTAATAGAATATGAGAAATATTGATAATAATCACTATCAAATAGTCTTTGACTATCATTATTTAAAAATCCACTATCATCTTTCCAACCTTCTTTAACTATAGAAGAAGGTTCTACATTATATAAAGATCTATATGCTACAACCTGAGTAACAGTTCCTTTTACTCCAGAAGATTCTCCAGTAACAGTATCTCCTACTTCATAATCTTGAGGTGATGATATTTTTAAAAATGCGTTTGTTGTATTGAAAGATTGAAGAACTCCTACAGCTTTATGAGAAACTATAGTTTCTCCAACATCAAATTTATTGCCTTTTAAAGAAATATCGAAAATTGGAAAATCTTCTTCATTAATAACTCTTCCAGTAGAAGATGTAGGCTTAAATGTTCCAGCAATTTTTCCTTCAGGAATAATACCAGATAAACTATAACTGATAGATCCAGCAGCACCACCTATATTAGCATCTGTTGATAAAATCTCAAATAATCTATAATCATAACTTGCAGAGTTATAACCAATTCCTGTAGTACCAACCCCAACACTAACTCCCTCAATCATTACTTTTTTACCAGTCTCAAATGGGAAATCTGAGAGAGTTGTAAATGTAGCACCTAAAGTCACTGTTACTAACTTTGTTCCAAAATCAAAGTCCATTCCAGAAATTTTAATTCCATTAGAATTACTAGTTGGACGAATTATTGGAGTAACATTGTTTAAAGATCTAGTGTTCTTTAAAATAGTAACCTCCTCATCTCCTAATTCATAATCCAAATCAACATCACTAACCACTTTCTGAGTTGTTCCATCTAAAACAACTAATCCAGGAGATTCTAGATAATTTTTTCCAGATGAAGTAATACCAATTCTCTTAAGAGATTCTAAAGCATCAACTTTTACTAATTGAGGAATTTGAGATTCTGGTTTAAGACTTCTATCTGATGAATAGTCAAATCCAATATCTTGAATGTCAACATCTAGTATTCTACCAACATCAGAACCAAAAAGTTCTAATATAGCATCATTACCTAAATCAGATGTTATAGTGCTAATTCCTGGAAGAGATCTATACCCATGCCCTCTATGTTTTACGTTAATTGAATTTATAGGTCCATATGCATTCGTACTACTAGTGGTGTAGGAAAAATCACCATCTGTTTCGTCATATTGAAGTTTTGGAGAAGGTTTTATAGCAGAAAAACTAAAAGTTGTACCTGCTGCACCAACTACAGAATAAGCAGAAGTTAAAGGATTATTCTCTAGATCTAGAGTATTAGAATTATCAATATTTAAAGTATCTCTAATAATTTCTTTTTTAACTGTTTTATTTAAAGCATCATTTATTGGTATTAAATTATAATACAATGCTTCAGAAATTTCTTCTACATTTTTGATTGTTACATTTGCAGTTGTATCAATACCAACTTTACCAGATGAGGTTAAATTAA